ATATAAATAAAAATGAAAAGACCTAAATATAAGTTGATAGTGAAAGATGCAGGAAGTTATGCAGAAGATTCACTACTGAAACTGTATTTTACAGTTTTAAGACATCGCTTTCATCACCTATGTAATGGTGATGGATGGCGAGACTGAGGCTGACCATAGTGGTAGTCTCACAACCAATCTCAAGTCCTGTGCTATGGATTGAGATTTCTTCAACACCAACCTTGCTTTATAAGGAGGAATTATGGTATCATTAGCACCACATTCACAATTTACTGCAAACGATTTAGAAAAATTCATGGGATTGTCCATTGGATTTGATTCTATGTTTAATCGTCTTGCAAATTTTCCACAACAACCGGAAGGTGGGGCATATCCCCCCTACAATATCCGAAAAAAAGATGACTTCAATTTTGTCATCGAAATTGCCCTTGCTGGGTTTTCGGAAAAAGATGTTGAAGTGGAACTTACGGAAAATGTTCTTCATATTCGCTCATTGGGTGAAAAAGGAAAACAAAATCTGGATACACCAGATTACGTCCATAGAGGAATTGCGAATCGCTCTTTCTCTCGTAAGTTTACTCTGGCCGATGACATTGTTGTTAGAGGTGCAGAGTTTCAGAATGGTCTTCTTAACATCACTTTGGAAAGAGTAATTCCAGATGAAAAGAAACCACGTATAATTTCGATCACCAATCCAAATGTGATTGAACATAAAAAGAAGTAAGTACACCTCTTCCCCCCACTAATATATACTTTGGTGGGGGGTTTTTTATTTTTTAATTGTTTGCAGGAGAAAAATCATGTTACCATTGGCTGGACTATTATTTAATGTTATATCGGGTCTCGTTATTGACAAGGCGCAGAATTTGGCAAAAGAACATGTTGAAAAAATGATCAACGATGTTCTTCCAGATGAAGCCAAGGATGAGTTAGAAAATATAATTGCAGGTGACATAGAACACCCATTTGAAAGCATAAAGGACGCTTTATCAGGTGCCGCAGAGGGGAAATTACCCATACCTTTCAAGGATGGAAAATTTCTTCCTATTGAAGTCGGGTTTAAGGTGAGGTTCGATCCCAACACGAAAGAAGTTAAAATTATACAAGGATAATTATGTATTTGACGAAAAATTTTTCATATTTAGAAATGATAAAAAGTTCAACCGCTCAACGTCTCAATGTTTCAAATGAACCAACAGTTGAACATGTGATCGGTTTGGTCAACCTTTGTAATCATATTTTACAACCAGTGAGAGAAGAATTTGGCCCGATTCGTATCAATAGTGGTTATCGTTCCCCTACATTGAACGCTAAAGTGGGTGGGTCGAAATCTAGTCAACATTGTAACGGTGAGGCGGCCGACTTCGAGTCTTCTAAAATCTCCAATCCAAAACTTGCAGCGTGGATTGCTGCAAATTTAGATTTCGACCAACTCATTCTGGAATTTTATGATGGCAAAGATCCCCACAGTGGCTGGATACATTGTTCTTATAAAAAGGATGGTAGTAATCGTGGAAAAACAATGACCGCTTTGAGAATTGGGGGAAAGACACAATATAAAAATGGTCTACTTTCGTGAGAATTGAGTTGACAAACACATTGTAGTGTGATATAATAAGATATACAAATTAAATGTTGATTGAGTTGAATTTTATGATTTTGATATAAAAAAATATATGAGTTTTTATACAAATGTGCATCGACTAGGGAATAACATTTTATTCCGTGGTATTTCCGACGATGGTGAAAGATTTAGAGATCGTGTAGAGTATAAACCCACACTCTATGTTCCTACCAAAGAAAAAACTAAATTTCGGACTCTTGAAGATAAACCAGTTGGAGAAATCCGACCAGGCAACATGAAAGAGTGTGGAGACTTTATTCGCAAGTATAGGGGGATCGACAACTTCGACATTTACGGTAACGATAAGTTTGAGTTTTCTTTTATTGCAGAATACTTTCCAGAAGAACATATTGATTATGATTTTTCACTAATTCGTATTGCATATCTTGATATAGAAACTGGATCAGAACATGGATTTCCAAATATCGAAACTGCAAACGAAGAAGTAACTGCTATCACAATTAAAGTGGATGAGAAGTGTTATGTTTTCGGTAGAGGAGAATTCGTTCATGATAGAGAAAATGTTTTCTATTTTCGTTTTGATAGTGAGGAGGCCCTTCTACGGAAGTTCTTCGAAATATGGGATAGAGAGTCGCCAGATATCGTTACAGGGTGGAACATAGAAACATTCGATATTCCGTATCTTGTCAATCGTGCAAAAAGATTGTTTAAGGACAAGAACAATCCTTACCGTTTACTTTCGCCTTGGAAAAAGGTTAGAGAATGTATGATCTTTGGGATGGGTGGTCGGGAACTTCAGTCCTACCAAATAGCGGGAGTAGAAACTCTTGATTATTTATCGATGTATCGTAAATTTACTTATACTAATCAAGAGTCATATCGACTCGATCACATTGCATTTGTGGAATTGGGAGAACGTAAACTTGATTATTCTGAACAGGGTTCTCTCCATCTTCTTTATAAAAACGATTATCAGAAGTTCCTCACATACAATATTAAAGATGTGGAACTGGTCGAAGAGTTAGAGAGCAAATTGAAATTGCTTGAAATGTTAGTTGCACTTGCATATCTCTGCAAGGTGAATTATGGTAACACATTCGGCCAAGTTCGGATGTGGGATACATTAATTTTCAACAATCTTCTCAGGAAAAACATTGTTATTCCACCAAAGAAACATTCGAGCAAATCCACACAGTTTGAAGGTGCGTATGTGAAAGAACCTATTCTCGGAGCCCACGAATGGGTAGTGAATTTCGATTTGAACTCTCTATATCCTCATTTGATAATGGAATATACGATTTCCCCCGAAAACCTAATCGGCGATAGTGAAATCTATAATAGAATGAGAGAACTGGAAAGTGCCTTGTAATATGTTATATCCCCACTTCGTTGTTTTTATAAATAACTATATGAGGATACAACTATTAAAAGGGGTAATATGTCAGCAAACAAATACATACCAAATCCATTCAACAATACAAAATATGTACACATATCAAAAGAGAAATTATTGGAATTATATGTCAATCAGAATATGAGAAGATACGAAATAGCAGATATGTTTGGTGTCGCAGATGTGACAATAAAAAAGAAATTACAAAATTTTGGAATAAAAAAATCATTCGAAGCGGAATGTAAAAACAAAGAAAGAAAGGTGACCAAGCAATGTTTAGAATGTGGCGGTGATTTTATAGTTGTTCCATTTAGGTCTCATGGTAAATGGGAAATAAAATATTGTTGTCATAGTTGTTCAGCAAAAGCCCGAGATTTAGGTAAAAAACATCGAACAAAAATGAGAACAATGAGATCCGCTAAAAGAAGAGCTTGGATGAAAGATGCACAATGTGAATTGACAACAGAAGAGGAAAATGTGATAGAGCAATTGTATCTCAAATGTCCAGATGGATATGAGATAGACCATATTATACCAATATCAAAGGGTGGTTTACATCATCCAGACAATTTACAATATTTGACAATGGTGGAAAATCGTTCTAAACGAGATAAGATTATATGAACAAGTTTAGAAATATAAAAGATCTGTCAAGGGAAGACATAAAACAAGAACTAGCAGATTGGGTTTATCTTCTTGAGAAGAAACAAACTTTGTCTGCTGTTCAGTTAGTCAATAAAGAGATTGACCTTTCTTCACTGAAACGACTGAATTGCACGATGTCCCCAAATGGAGCAATATTTAGTTGTGATAAACAAGGTTTTCTTCCAGAGATGATGCAAGACATTTATAATGATCGGGTAAAGTATAAGAAAAAGATGATTGCGACCAAGAAAAAGTTGCAGAAGGAAAAGGATGGAGACAAGAGAGTAGAATTGTATAAACTGATTTCTAAGTATCATAATATGCAGAACAATCTAAAGACTACGCTCAACTCCGCTTTTGGTGCAATGGGGAACGAACACTTTAGATATTTTGACCAACGAATTGCCGAAGCCGTTACAACATCTGGACAACTTTCAATTAAATGGATTGAAAAAGAAATCAATCGATATTTGAACGAAGTACTTAAACCAGAAAAAGAAAAAGATTATGTCGTGGCAGTTGATACAGATTCAGTTTATATTTGCATGGATGATTTGGTAAAAAAAGTCTATGGAGATACGATTGATGATAAAAATAAAGTAGTTGATTTTTTAGATAAGGTTTGTTCTGAACAAATGGAAAAAATCATAGATGCTTCTTATCAGAAACTTGCTGATTATGTAAATGCATACGATCAAAAGATGGTCATGAAACGTGAAAACATTGCAGACAAGGCCCTATGGACTGCAAAAAAACGTTATATCATGAATGTATATGATGCAGAGGGTGTTCGATATGAAACCCCACAACTCAAGGTTATGGGAATCGAATCAGTTCGATCCTCTACTCCTGCGGCGTGCAAAGAAAAAATGAAAGGCATTTTTAATATCATCATGAATGGCACAGAAGAAGAGGTGATAAATTATATTGATGAGTTTAGGGAAGAGTTTCGGGCATTAAAAGCAGAGGATATATTTTTTCCTCGCTCGGTTCGTGGGATAACAAAATATCACGATGCATCTCAATTGTATATTAAAGGCACTCCTGTTCATGTGAAGGGGGCGTTACTTTACAACAAACTACTCAAAGACAAGAAACTGACAAATGATTATCCATTAATACAAGATGGTGAAAAAATAAAGTTTGCATATCTCAAAAAACCAAATACGGTTGGTGGAGAAGTTATTGCAATAATGAATAGGTTACCACCTGAGTTAGAGTTGGAACAATATATCGACTATGATAAAATGTTTCAAAAATCGTTCATCGATCCTATGTCGACAGTGTTGTCTGCTATAGGTTGGCAGACTGAATACATATCAACACTTGAAGATTTTTTCGGATGAATGTAACTGAACACAAAAATATAGAAAATGTTATACGATATTTTTTATTATTTCTTCCACCAAGAGGAAGAAGATCTATATTGGATATTGGTTCTGGTGTAAATTGTCCATATAAGGGTGTTCTGAAAGGGAGACTTGGTATTGGGGGAGAGTATCGAGCGTTAGATATTCGTGGTGCGCCTCCAAAAGTAGATCATGTAATGGATTTAACAAAAGGTTCTCATTTTGAAGATAATCATTGGGAATGGGGATGGTGTAGTGAAGTTATAGAACATATTGATCCAGATAAGAAAAAAATATTTGTAAATGAGGCAATAAGGATATGTGAAAATATTGTTTTTACGTTTCCAACTCCTAAACTCAAAGAAGTTTTTTATGACGATCCTGGCCACACAGAGGTTAAAATTAATTTTGAGGAAGAGTATTCTCATTCTTATCAAATTACAGACAAAACAACTAAAACTGGTCGAGCGATTATTATTATGAATAAATTATTTGATGGAAATGTTGTTGTTCGGCCTGCATATAATGATGGATCGGATTTAAATATACATTGGAGATGACCTTCCAACCGCCCCAGTTTTTAGATGGTTTATAATCAGAAACATCGACAGTTTCGCAGAATTCTATGAGTTCTTGTTCGTATGGGAAATAAGTAATAGTAGACATGATAACCTCCTTCTTAGGTTGTTGCGTTTTGTATTTATAAAATAAATGAAAGGAGAAAAATGACAGATGAAGAAAATGGACAAAGATCACAGNGCACAGAAAGTCCCGATACAGAATTGTTTCAGAAAGGATTTCATGTGTT